CTACTGAACGCGCTACTACCAATACTGGTTACGCTGCTTGGAATTGTGATAGACGAGAGAGAAGAACAGCTACTGAACGCGCTACTACCAATACTGGTTACGCTGCTTGGAATTGTGATAGACGAAAGGGAAGAACAGCTACTGAACGCTCTACTACCAATACTGGTTACGCTGCTTGGAATTGTGATAGACGAGAGAGAAGAACAGCTACTGAACGCATAAGTATCAATACTGGTTACGCTGCTTGGAATTGTGATAGACGAGAGGGAAGGACAGTAATAGAACGCACTATCACTAATACTGGTTACGCTGCTTCCTATCTCAACCTTTTTAATTGCATTCAGATATGCCTTATCGGGCGAAGATGAAGATGAATTCCCATTGCTCAGTATATATTGCGGGATTGTAACACTTCCACTACTAACAGTTATCGCAATAACATAACTTCCTGCCGCAGCATACTCATGCCTGTTTGTAGTCTTATCGCCGGAACCCGATAAAGTATCGTGGGTTGTACCATCACCCCAGTCAACGTCAACTTCACTACCGGAAGCCAAGGTAAGCTTTAGTATGGGAGAGGTTCTTCCTTCTGTCAGGGTGATATAGAGTCTCGTTTTCCCATCGGAAGTGGTATACATTTGACCAATATTAAGTCTTCCATATGATGCCACATAAGTTTTTGCGTCAGAAAGTGTCCAGTTCCAACCTTGTGCGGTTAGTCCGTCATGAGATGGATTTGCTGGCATCTCTGTTAATGTCGCGAACTTCGCAGCCGTATATGAATAGACGAGCGTGCCATCGTAGTCGTAGAAGTTAACAGTTCCGTTCGGATCAACACTTCCACCACCCAAAATTGCTTCCACGGCCTCAGCAACGCCATCACATCTTGAGTCGTGGAGGACGGTCGTATTGCCATCAGGCCAGTTGATTTTGTTAATGTCTGTAGTCGGCATATCAGTCACCTCCGTTTCCGTCTAAGATAGCTTCAAGAGCTTCATTGAACTCCTGATACTCAGTATCGAGTATCTTGCATTCTGTGCCATCAGTGGCTATAATCTTATCGATATCGTACTCTGCCATATCAAGTCACCGTAATCGTATCCTGAGAGAAGCTTACAGTAAGTGCTCCATTGGAAACGCTTGTAGTAAGCGTCGGTGTGAAAGTGGTCGATGCGCTGTCCTTGTGAGCAAGCGCTCCAAGGCCGTTGAGTGCTCCGGTAATCACCTTATTCTGCACCGGATTCTCGGATGTCGTGGAGAGAGCGGAGTCAACGGTGATTGCCGTCGAGCCGATTCGCTCCCATCTGTTATCCGCTGTGTAGACATACTCGTCGAGGTCGGGATCGGTCGAGAGTCCTACGAAATAAAGCCATCCTTCTTCTGCATTGGACGGCAGGTCGTTTACAGTGTCGACGCGACCTTTAATCTTGACAGCATCGAGAGAGCCAATCTTATCCTTAAGCTGGAGAAGAAGGTACTCGATTCTGGACTTGGGGAGATCGCCGTATTCTGTGTCATTAATGATAGACTCCAGAATAAGCTCATCTCTGCCTGGAACTTGTGCCATTAGTCTTCACCGCCCTCGTTTTCTGTTTTCACAGTGTCGTACGGCTGATAGAAAGAATCTCTCTTATCGGCCTTATTCCGCTTTTCAGTCTTTCTATCCTCTTTCTTAATAACCTTTTTCTGAGGTGCAGAGGAATTTCCAAGAGTAACGCTCATAACAAACATCCTTTCTAAAATATAAAGTGAGAATGAGGAGGGATTCCCTTTCTGATTAGCAATCGCCTTATAGTAGAACGATCGTTCAAGCTTTCATAGCTCCTTCTCGTATAGTGAGATGCTGCGGGGAATGTGCCTCATTTTGAATTTACGCTACGATTTTAGACTCAAGCAAGTCTCTTGTCGTAGTACGGACCGATGTACGGACCACGACCGGTTGCGGAATCCTCGTCAGACTTCTTCGGAGGCTTATCGAGTTCTCCGATCTGGGTGTAGACATCATCGGACTCAGTGTAGTACCGGTAATAAGTCTGATCCCAAGTAGCATCTTCAGTCGGGTCGTACTCAACATACTCGTAAGTCGGAGTGCTACCGAAGAATGTGAGAACATCTGCCGGGGATGGAAGGAAAGCTTCATTATTGGTGTCACCAAAGACGAGCTTCTTGAATGCTGCATAGGTATCCGCATTAGCCTTCTTGCTGTCGATAGTGATAAGAGAAGCCTTCTTGTAGCCCTCACCAACCTCAATCGGAGTGGTTGTGAACTCCCAAGAGAAGGTGATAGCTTCCGGAGAGTCATTGATGGTTGCATACGAACGCTCAGACGGGTTTGCAGTTGCATTGTAAACCAGATGCAGCTTCTCACCGTAGTCATTGAGCTCGGTGTCATTACCAACAGTAGTAATGTATGCAAGACCGAATGCCTTACGAGACTGCTGTCCGACAGTGACTCCGTTCAGAGTCTTAGAGCCATCGCACTCTTCCCACTTATCCGGGTAAGTGTAAGCCTCGATTGTGCCTCCAAACTGCTCAGCGGATCTCATGGTTGCATACTTGGTGTCGTCTGCCCACAGATCTGTCGGTTCTGCGCCGGACGGAGACTCGGTAACAGCAGTAATACCGTTCCAAGCGACACCTGCGTAGTAATTGGTCGTGTAAGAATTACCACCAGCGCTAATGGTCTTAGCAGTGGAATTGAACACGTACAGAGCCATGTTCTTATCACCAGTCTGGTAGAAACGCTCGCCAGCCTGATCCCATACGAGTGCTGCCATTGTTAGTTCCTCCTTTTAATAGTATAAGTCATAGATATAGTGATTAAGATTATCAGACGTAAAGTGTCTTGAGAATCTTATCATCTTGAAGTGAGAAATAAATTCGTCGATAAGCGGATCAGCAGGAGATTTTGTGATGTAGGTTAGCTGGTATCTTCGCTGATTCTTGTAATTCATATCATCTGCTCTGATAGCATAAATGTCAGATAAAGAATACAAAGTACAAGGATAAGTGAGGTGTGCATTCGGAGAAGTCGGGGGCTGAAAGAATACCGGATGCTTCGTAAAATCCTCTAAATCTTTTTGCAGTAAGAGTCTGCGGCTCTCGGGTGTTACGGATGTGTCAGGCATCTTTCACAGCCTCCTTTCTCCAAAATATAGAGTGTCGTATCGTTCACTCGTTGTACACTCCACTGACGTCGATAACGAGTCTTGGCGGATTACTAGCGTCCACTGACTCTGCTTTCCATTTTACCCCGTTGAATTCCACGTATCGAATGTTGTGAAAATAGGTGTATGCCTCTTTATCAGCAACAATGGAAAAGCTATTACTAATTGTGACATCATCGTTGAGCTGAGAATGATTCTGCAGCCTACGGAGATCCCTGACTAAATCGCCATAGACCTGTTTCTCAACGATGACGTCCTCCCAGATACCAGACCCAGGAGGATTCTCAGCAGTCGTTGCAAGACCAATCTTGCCGAAAAATTTAGGCATACTCCTATTTCACCTCATTTTGAATTTATTAGAGTAAATTCAGGACTTCGGCTCAAGAGTCAAGCCAGCAAGAGTGTATACCTTAGTGATGGTCGGGTAATCAGCCTTGGAAGCTGTGATCTTGATCTTCTGTCCCTTGTGTTTAATACGTGCGATGAGAGTTCTGTCACTATCGAGAGTGACCTGGCCGTGATCGCCGCCAATAATTTCAGCAGTGATCGTAGCACCAGATACTTCGGTGTCGATATGGAGTACAAGATAATGGCCTTCCTGTTCAGAGGGGTCACCACTAAAGCCGGTGTAGCCAGTAACGTACTTCAGAGTGCCGGTGATATCACTACCACCAACGCCGACACCTGACTGCAGGTCGTCGAGTTCCTTGCCCAGAAGATCGACGCCATCCGGAATTTCGCCATCCACAGTCAGGTTCAGGTAGGGTTTACAACAACCTCAAGAGCGATTGCAGAGAACGGCTTGACGAGAGCACCGGAGCAACGGGTCTCAATCAGGTACTTCATCTGGTTGAAGTCGAGATCGAAGTCATCGAACATTGCAACCTGACCGCCCTTATCAGTACCAACGTTGTAGTCCTGCGGGTTGACAATCAGACCGTAGAGGGTCGCGGTCTTATCACTACCGCTGATGGTGACGGTGCGAGTGAGATTCTCCATGACTTCGGAGGTGACGATCTTTGCGACACGGAGCTTGGTTGTGAGCTTCTCAGTGGTGTCGTAGAGGTCACGACCGGTGGAGTCTGTCACCAGCAGCATATCAGAGAGGGCATCCTCGTTAGTGAAGAACAGCGGGTTGCCGGTACCACGATAGTTCTTACGAGCCTTGATAGCCGCACGAATGATAGTGGTAGAGAGCTTATCCGGATCAGCTGCAACTTCCTCGGATACCTGGATGATCTGGTGGATGGTGAACAGGTCGTCATCAGTCCAGATCGGACGAATGTTAGCCTCCGGAATCTTGTCCGGGTGAACATCGGAACGACCGTCGCCAACAAGGAATGCACGAACCAGTTCCTCATCGAGCTTCACGCGCATTTCAGCCTTAACCCATGCGATGACGTCGAAATCAGTGATATCGATAACATCGTCGCGGTCGAAGGTCTGCTTCTTGTAAACGGTGGTCGGGGTGGTTGTACGACGCAGGAGCTTGAAGACCTCATCGATCTTCTTGTTACCCTTGGTGTAACCCTTCGCACGAGCCTCAGCCTCAGTAATATCAGCGAAGATAGACTTCACACGGCTGAACGGGCTCTTATGAACTCTGTCCATGAACTCCTTAACGAAGTCCTGCTTGATGTTGATCCACTCGGGAGTGTTCTCCAGAGTCTTAGCATCCGGGAACAGCCAGTCGATAGCCGGGTTGCCATTCTCGTCAACGATGTTGTTTGCTGCAGCGTGCTCGAGAACAGACTCCTTCAGAGAACCAAGGCGCTTAGCATCCTTGAAGATCTCCTTAGTGCTGTCTGCAGAAAAGAAAGCGTCTGCGTGAACCAGGAACTCTTCCTTAGCTCTGTCTTCGAAAATGTTGGTGTGCATGAGTTCATCCTCCTCGTCATAGTAATCGTCAGAGTGCTTAGCCTCGTCCTCTTCGCCCTTGCCGGCGGTCTTAAGTGCCTCGCCGATCATGAAATAAACGACGTTCTTCTGCTCCTCGGTGAGCTCGTTGAATACATCCTGTACGGTCTTCTCAGATTTTGCCATTTTGGTATCCTCCTTATCAGATTCATCAGCGTGTTTGATTTTCTTCTTATCTTCATCCTCGTCGTCGGTTTTATCTGCGGTCTCTTCGCCTTCAGATTCGTCCTCTTCCTCGGAATCAGCATCAGACTCGGGTTCCTCATCGCCATCAAGCTCAACTTTATCGGCTTCCACCTTAAGCGTCTTAAGCTCGGGCTTCTTCTTAATCTTCGGTTTTTTCTCTTCTTCATCCTCATCGTCTTCCTCTTTGGAAGCATGAGCGATCTCGAGCTTTTCACCGGAGAAGATTACAGCATCGTACTCCTCATCATAGTCGGGGTCGTCAGCATGCTGAATGTCAAGGGTCTCGATGTAAGCACCGATGTTTGCACCGGCAAGAACGAGAGACACTTCACGAATGTTACCATGCATGACACTTCCATCAGGAGTCTGACGAAGCTGATTTGCATAGATAGAGAGCTTGGTAATGTCACCATGTTTGACAAGAGCCTTAGCGCGCTGACCTTCAGCCGTATCAGTGTTGAATACACCGTAGCAGTAAACGCCATCCTCTCTGTTTTCAAGGAGCGCATGACCAAGCACGTTCGATGCTTCATTGTGACGGTGATTCCAAACAAGCGGAACGGTTTCGCCATCATTACCAATGAACGCATTTCGTCTAATGGTTCGGCCGTCAGAGCAACGAATGTCATTGCGTGTAGCCCAACCACTAAAGTCGTAGTGTTTCATTAGTGCTTTTCCTCCTTCATTTTGAATTTTTTGACCGGTTTACAAGGTCGAGAATTTCTTTCGGTAACTGATTTCCGCCACTATCGCCTTCTGCTGATTCTTGAGTGTTTGCCCTCTCAGCAGAAGTTCCTTCTGTCTCATTTGTTGAGGCTGGAGGCGGTGCGTCGGCAGACTCGTTAAGATTTGAGTTACGAAGTTCATCGGCCTTAGGATCGTCAACAGGTTTGAAACCAACAATTGCACGAAGCTCATTGGAACTGAGAATCTCAGAACGTGTGAACTTATCTGCAATGTCAGCGATTTGGCTAACAGGTACAAGCTTGAACGGGGACTGCATAAACTTGATTCTCTGACCCTGAGACCTTGCTGTCTTGGTAAGGAACTTTCTGGTCATTTCCTCTGTGATGGCTGTGAGAATCGGCGTCAGTGTTCGGTTCTGATAATTCAGCATAGTCTTTTCATCGGCAGTACCGTCAAAGACCTCTTTCGAAATTCCTAGCTGGCTATATAGCATACTCGTAAGGTATTCGATTTGGCCCATGAGATTGTTGTCGAGGGAACGATTTAGCTGAGTGATTCTCTCGGTACCATCTGTATATGCAATTCCGTACTTGGAACCTGAAAGTTGTTGCTCGATGTCTTTTCTGCGTTTCTCGGCCTGGTCTCTTCTAGCTTCAGACTTAATGACATAAGGAAGCTGAATAATAAGGTCGAGTTTTCCAACAGAGGTCTGTTCATCGATTGCGTCAAGGAGCGTAAGTTTACGAATAAGTCTTTGCAGAGTTGAGTTTGGCTGGTTCATGACAGCATAAAGCGGGTTTGTAATGATCGCAACAGACTTTTTAGGAAGTACTAGGTCTTCCTTATGACCTGTATTCTCATTGTAAACTCTAACTTTTACGTGTTTGGGATACCACTGAAGTATCTTACCAACTCGGAGTTCCATAGGGTCGTAATGATCTCTACGAATATCTCGGTCTGCATCTGTAGGAACTGCCGCAACCACACCCTCATCGAACATAGAAAGGACTAAATCCTGAATGAATTCTCGTCCAGTCTGATCGATGTTCGCTTCAGTGGTCAGGGCATTGCTAAGATACGACTTATCGTATTTCTCCTTAAAGTTCTCGTTCTGATCGACTTTCACATGCTGAATATCAACAGAAGAGACGTCAAGAGCAATTCGGTTGTAAATCGCTGTTACAATGGTTCTATCTACACCTCTAGAAAGAACAGTCTTGTCGGTTCTGTAAGATGTAGAATAACCATAATCTCGTGTCGGCGGTTCGCGCCCCATAAAAGCGTTCCAGCCCTTTACTAATCTATCAAGTATTGGCATTTTATGGCCTCCATATCAAAATTCATTCGTCAATCTTCATCACGCATGGATCGCTCGATTTCCAAACGTTGACGCAGTTCTTCGTATTTCTGCTGAGCAACTTCCTGTTTTATGTTGTTCCTTATAGCTTCGTTAACGCTTACTTTCATCATTTTATGCCCATTGATAGCTCTTTTGGCGGCCATCCGCATGTCTTTCGCATTCTGTGTATAAAAAATACTAACAGGAATATCGTTGATCACATCATCTGCGTCATTAAAGAATTTTTCGATGGATGTAGCAACAGGTTTCTTCCGTTTTGCTTCATTATACTCTTTATGTATGTTGTTAGTATATTCTTGCTGAACATCCTGAAGTCCTTTTAAAGTCTTTTTGTTCAACTCTACAAGGTCTTTGTATTCCTTCTCTTTTTCTTTATCTCCTTTTCTAGTCGCCCTTTCTAACTTTTTCATATCTTTTTTATTAAGTCTTCTTAGTGCTCTTTCGTTAAGATTAGCCATCCTTCTATCAGAAGAATGCTCCGATGCTTTTTTAAGAGCATACCTGGAGCTTTCTCTACTTGGTGCCCCCATGTATGATCCGTCACCATCATAGTCAGAAGGATACGGCTGATACCGTCTAACGCCCCATTTCATACCTTTGACTCCATGGTGCTGTAAAACGAACCCATCACGTAGCATGGCTTTTATCATACTATTCATACGTTACCATCACGCCTTTCTATTATGCTTTCTGCATCGCCTTAATAAACACGAATGCCGTTTTAGATACTGCCACATCGCTTGCTTTGGTTCTCATGGCACTCGGATCTAAGAACCCAGACTGATCTATGATAATTACCGGATACTCGGCTTTAAATCCACCATACAGGGCATCATTAGTATCTAGAAGTCCGGCGTAACCTTGCTTCTTAAGCTCTGTGAATAACTTGTTGCGCTGCTTTACAGTATCGTTATCAAGATTCGGAATTGTATAGTTAAACATCCTATAGACGGTTTGCATATCCGTTTTGTTTGGTACAAAATTTGGATCGTTTCGGATTTTATCGAGTACATCTCGACTTTCACGGTATCCTTTGAAACGGTAGCGAGAAGGATCAAATTTTGCTTGCATGCGTGATTCGTCGGTTACAAAGTTATAGAAGTCCCTATCTTTTTTATAGAGTTCCATGAATGCATTTGCACCGCTTGTTTCACTAGCGATTTTTATATCCTTATTTGGAATGTTCGTTATCCTAAATTTATGAACTTTTTCAGAACCTACTATGTTTCCGTCCTTATCATAGATTGGCTGCTCCATTTTTTTATTGAACAAGGCGTTATACTCATGAACATCACGCTTATCAAACGCCGCATAATACATGTCAGTATCCTTTGTTCTGTTGGGGTCAACCGATAACGTTTGTAGTTTGGTTCCGGACTTGATTACTCGATCCTGATGTCGTTTTATCTTTTCTTTTTTACCTTCTCGCTTTTCAACAGCATTTCTGTTATCATACGTTCCTCCGACTAATGGATACGGTGGGCCATTTTTGGTACCCCATTTCTGTCCAAGGATTCCATGATGACATAGCTCGATACAAGTTCTATTCACAGTTCTTCACCTCCTTTAATCAAACTGGTCCTTGTTGGCTTTCCACGCGATATAGGCATCCATAAGAGCAGAGACGTTATCGATTTTCTGTTCTCTTCTCATTTTAAGGAGTTTCCTATTGCCGTTTGTATCTTCCATCGTAATGCAGTTACCCATACAGAATGACATTAGGGATTCGTCAAACAGAAGTTTTCTATCCTCAGCCAGAGTCTTAAGCTCTCCAAGAGGAACAGACTCAGTCTTTGCTCCTTGAGGGACTTTGACTATACCGAATGGACCATTCTCTTGTTCCCATCGCTCAACGAATTCTCTCGCGTTATAAGGGTCATATCCTAAGCATCTGACATCGTACTGAGACTGTTCTATATGTGATTCAAGGTCCTCATACACTTGCATAATATCAAGTATCGAACCTTCCATGACAATAAGAGAGCCCTCGTCAATGAACTCATTGTACTTTTCTCGCATGGCAAGAGGTAAAGCGTACAGAGTTCTAGTCGTGATGTAGCTCCTAACCTTTATGCCAAACTCGCAATCTGAGAGAGGAAACAGGAAATCAAACGCACAGAAGTCATCACCCTGAGACATATCTGCTCCAAGAGCGCATGGCATAGACCAGAAATCCCTTCTTCTATGTGGCCTAATTTCTTCGTAGGTAAAGAAGTATGTGTAGCCTTCCATAGGGAGTCCAAATCTCTTTGCCAAAATATCGTTTCTTGCAGATGGGTTTGCTTCTGCTCTTTCTACGTCTCTCTGATACTCTTCGTACTTGTCAAGGTCTCGAATATTTGGATTAGCTTTTAGCCACATTGAAGGGTCTGCTACTTCTTTGACGTCATCAAGTTTGTACCACCAAATAGACACGTAATCAGCTTGGAACTCTCCTTTGAGAATTTTCATGAGCTCCATCTTAATCGTATCACCAGGGCCATTTCGAACTGTACCCTCAGAAGAAACTGCGATGATAATATAGTCATCCAGTTTTGAGGCACCCTGCTCGATTGCACCGATTACATCCTCTTTGACGTCTCCAGATAGCCACTCATCGACTGTTGCAACGTAGCAAGAAAGACCCTGGAGTTTGTCGATGCTCATAGGAAGGATGCGAATTAGAGAATTGGTAAGGAAGTTCTCAATGCCTTTCTTTGTCGATGCGAGCTTTACTCTGTTGGCTTTGGAACCTGATGTATTGTTGATAGACCCTTCTGTAAGGAACTGGTAAATCGGCCCACGAGACCTTGAAATCGCGGTTCTAATAGGCCCGAGTGTCTGTTCTGCCTGTCGCATGGTAGGTGCTGTGACTATTTGGTCAGTCGATTGTCTCTTGCAAACTAGCTCGTAGTTCTGAATGCAGGACATATACATCGACTTTGCAGCACCTCTAGCAACGATGAGATACTGTTTTCGCGTAAGTCGAATCTTAACTCTACGACGAACGAAAGTACCTCCACCGTTTCTGTAAGGAACCCAAACCGACTTCTCTACAAAGTAGAACCAAGCATAAAGGTCCTCAGCCCACACCTTGAAAGTTTCTAACATGAAAAAATCAGAACCGTCTGTTAGAGTGAGCTCTGTTTCACAGTATTTAATAAACCCCTTGATAGCGTGGTCATCGTAATAGTATCTAGGGTTATCAATTCTTGCATCTATGCGGTTCATCTGGAGCGATACTTCTTTGCAAACTGGTATCTCGCCGCGTAACACGGCATCTCTAAATCCACCGTAATAGATAGGTGTTGCAGTGTTACTTAGCATTTATAGCACACTCCTTGTAGATTAAGCAGCTCTCTTAAGATACTCTTCAACGAATTTGATGTCTTCAGAAATATCAGTAGCAAGAATCTCTGCTATTTTCTTTTCTTGCGCAGCTTTTAACTTTCTACGTCCTTCTTCCTGGAGTCTATCAATTTCTCTTTGATACTGCTCCGCTTCGTTACCCTTGATCACTTTTTCTTTCATGCTCTTAGATACTTTGGAAAGTTTCTGACGGTTTTCGGCAAGGTTCTTTTTAAGTCTTCCGGTCCTTGTGTTGTTGATTTTAGACAAATGCTCTTCTGAATATTCGGAAACACGATTTCCAAGCTGACTAGCTTCAGCAGCGTATTTGTCAGTGATTCGATTCATGGATTCCAATGCCTTCTTATCGTCAGATGATAGTTCATCGTACCAATCATGAAATTCACTTTCCACGCCGTCAGCAAGCTGTTTGACCTTGTATACTCCGCTCTTTTCCTTATCAGAAATAGATTGAACTCCCTTAGCACGTAACTTAGAGAGAAGTTCTCTCTGCTTATTTTGTGCTTCTGTAAATTTGTTCATCTTGGCCATATAATCTTTATTCATAACGTTATGAATTTCCTTTACATAGCCAGTATCTATTGTATTAACCTTATTCGCCATTGCACTTGTTGTGCTGGCGACCGTACGTATCGCTTGTTTACCTGCATCGGTATTTGAAGCAAGTGCAACCGTAAGAGCAACTGCTCCTGTTACGGCTAGTGCAACTGCTACTTTTTTAGCGGTTGCTTTTCTCTTTTGAGCTTTTTCGCTTTCTGAATACTCTTTAACCTTCTGTTTCGTTTCTTTAACCTTGTCTGATGCTTTGCTCTTAAGCGACGACAGTGTTAGTTTATTTGGTTTTTTAGCCAAACCAAATCTAGCGTTATCGGATCCACCAACGGTGCCTGCTTTTACACCGGCTTTTACGGTTTTTCCTACATATTTTCCTTTGGTATGCTCTGGATCGTAGCCGCCATGCCCATATGGTTGATAACGACGAACGCCCCATTTCATACCAATGACGCCATGGTGACATAAATATCTTGTGGTTTCATTCATGAGCGCATCGTCTCCTTTAAGCTATTATTTACCAATTTTATACGCAGTAGCCGCAGTACCAACTATAACACTACCAATACCAAATGTTGCTTTAGCCGCATTAGCCGCGGTATTAACAACATTAGATGTTTTCATCCAGTCAGCACCCTTTGCAGTGGCCATATTATCGGTAATATCCTTAATTTTCTTCGATTTGTTAAGTGCCTCGACAAGTTCCTCGTCACTATACCAGTTGGGATGCTTAATAATGGTCTTATAATCAAGGGTTGCAAGAGCTCGATCTCTTTTGGAGGCGTATTCTCTTGCCTCGCGCTCTTGGCGTCTTGCCTCTTTTTTCTCAGCATGACGCTCAACGAGGCTTTTCTGCTGGGGTTTCCCTTTATAAACACCGTCGCCGTCATAGTCGGAGGGGTACGGCTGATATCGTCTGACACCCCATTTCATACCAATGATTCCATGGTGCTGAAGGGAATCGCTATCATGAAGAACTCTCATTATTGTATTGTTCATTGCTACAAACTCCTTTCACATTAATTTTGTTAATATCATCATTCCATTTGTGGCTGAAGATGTAAAGGCTGCACTTCCTATAGCAATGTTCATTGATGTCTTTGCTACTTTATTTGCTTTTATTTTAGCGTCCTTAACTTTTCTTTCAGTTACGGCTGCTTTAGCAAATTTCTCGGTATCGAGCATCTCTAACTGTTTATCAAATTCTTCTTTAAACGCAGGGTCTTGGAATTTCTGTTCAAGTTCTGCTTTAACGAGTTTTCTTCTTGTGCCAGAACCTTCTCCATACGCCATCTTCGCCGATAGATACTTCTCAGCGTATTCTTTTGCTTCTTTCTGTCTCTTCTTTTCCAGATGCTGTTCTTTAAAACTTTTCTTCTTCTCTTTCCCTTTATAAACACCGTCACCTTCGTAGTCAGAAGGATATGGCTGGTATCGTCTGACACCCCATTTCATACCCATAATTCCATGGTGCTGAAGGGAATCTTCCATTTTAATAGCAACAATGTTACGAATTGTTTGATTTATCATCGCGCTTCACACCCTTCTTTCTAGTAGAGGTCTTGGCTTTGGTTTCTTCTTTGCCAATCTCATTCACTTTCTTTTCAGCATTGTTCAGAACCTTTTTAATAAACTTAGGAATCGGTACACCAAGCTTGTCAAGGTTTTCAGCAATACTGACAAGCTCCATTAGAATAATGTAAAAAGAGATGAATCCGACACAGTACTTCGGAAGACCGAGACCGTAGAAGAAAAGTTGGCCGATAGCGATTACTGTTAGTTCTCCAAACTTTCTAGCAAGGCCCTGACGCATCACAGAAGATTTTATCTGATTCTTCGCCCAGGCATTGATAAATCCTGTAGCGACGTCAAGAGCCATCAAGATAGAAGGGAGCATCACAATCCAGAAATCGCTTGTGAATTTAAGCTGGTTCATAAGTTCCGTGAATTGGTTCATGTCGCTCACACTTATCATCCTTTCTAGAAAGACGGCCGCCTAGAATCTGTTAAAACTCCAGACGGCCGCTCTTTGCTAAATTTTACCGAGGCTGGTTTTCGATGGCTTTAATCATCTTATGGATTTCTTCGCGCTCGTAATCCGATTTCGCGGAGTCCATGAGATTCTCAAGTCTCTGGATCGCCTGATCTTTTACAGAGTGCATAGACATGCCATCATCTCTGCGATCTCCGTAACTCATACGTCTGTGAGAGGCCTGGTCCCATCCATCGTGATACATGTCATTTCTACTCATGTATCTTCCGGTTCCAGCGTCTCTTCCGCGCATATAACTATACTCATCACCGTAGGAAATATGCGGCATTCTCATATTGTACGGGGCATAGGATCTTTCAGAGAATTCACCATCTTTGTTGATGTTCTCCCAGATTCCGGTATTCATCTGGATAGTCTGAAGTTTGTCGTAGAGCTCGGCCGCCTCTTTAGCGCACTTGAGATCCTGAGGTTCCCATTTGTCTTTGTTGGCGTAGAACTCGAATGTTTCCTCGGCATGCTTCTTCATCTCATCCAGCATCTTGTTGAGTTCCTTCATTTTGATTTCCTCCTTCCATTTAGTATGTCACTTCGAGATCCGGTCTTGCGAACGTGATGGTTGCGTTCTGCACAAGGATCGGAATGGAAGAAGTGTTCCTGATAGAAACTGTCTGACAGCAATTTCTCCAAATAGGAACCGCTTTGGTTCTCGATACATTGGAGAACTCTTCTACTGCAGCCGGGGTCTCGATCATAGTGGAGGACTGAATTGTCGTTCCATTAACGGCAACGGCAATGCTGATCGGACCAACAGTTTCACCAGTAGGAATCGCAATGTTAGCCCCTACAGAAACCTGGTAAATGGCACTCTGATTCTGAGAGCACGGGCAATTACACACGTTCTGATTCGGAAGCCAGCCCTGAAGGAGAAAGTCGCCAGAGCCTTCTCTATGCTTTACGAATCCTCTAAGACAAGGAACTTCTGTTTCGGTGAACACGACCGTCTCTCCGGGATTCACCGTCTGGAGTGCATTGGCACTAAATTCAGCCATGATGCTACCTCCTTTACTCAGCGACCACAACCGCAACCGCTGTAATAGTTCTGGGTCTGGCAACAACTAGGATTCTGGACAACATATGCCGGAATCGGAGCCGGGTTAAGATACTGCTCAAGTGCTGCAGTCTGAGACTGGTTGTCAAGGAGGAGACGCTGTGTCTGGGCCACCTGAGAAGCATCGAATCTTGCCTGCGAGAGCTGAGACTGGAGGTCTGCGATCTTATCGTTCTTAGCATCGAGTTCAAGCTGACAAAGCTTATCCATGACGCCCTGAACTGCCTGGTTGGTAGTGTTGATAAGTGCCTGAGTATTTGCTGTCTGATTCTGGAGAAGGTCACGGACACCATTGGAGAGTGCCTGACGATCTGCACAGTTCTCAGACAGAATCGTGGAATTAAGGTTTGCTGTAGCGAGTCTATTATCACAGCAGCACTGAGCCAGCTGAGACTGGAGTCCACTAAAGCCTGCGCTCATTGCCGTCTGATTTGCAAATGCCTGCTGCATGTTTGCGATCTGACGAGCATTGTTCGAAGCTTCTGCTGCGTTAAAACCATTGTTGATGGTGGCGTTAACTCCCGCAAATCCAGAGCAGAGAGCCTGATTCACACCAGCAAAGCCGGAGGTAACAGCCCCATTAATATCACCGAGACCGGTCATAACGGCCTGCTGATCGAAGCCTCTCTGGACATCGTTGTTGGTGTTATTGTTCATGAGATACGGCATTGCACCGCCATTCATACCATTATTACCCCAACCGAAGCCGTTTCCATTTGCTGCGAAGAGGAACAGAACTAGAAGCCACCAAGCTCCGTTTCCGCCCCAGCCAAAGCCATCTCCACAGCCTGCATTGCCATAGCCGCCACCCATAGGAGCAACCGGCATGACCATGTTGTCGTTACCAACACTGTAAGACATAGATAAGTCCTCCTTTTAAGATAAGTAGTGAGATTAAAGAGTGTGATTTATTCCATAAGCCTGCAGGACTTTATAGGAACCTTGAATATATTATGCCTTGTATTTTTCAAGTTTAAATACCGGTGTACCACTGTATTTATCAACAGTAGCTTTTACGAACATCGTGCCGTCCGGGGATGATCCGAAAACTTCATCAGCTGCTTTTTGATAATGTTTTTGTGCAAAGTCCATATAATCTTTCCAATACGTAGATTCTGTATTCACGTTACCCTTACTATCTAGTAGGTCACTTCCTCCTTTAAATTCGGGGTGTTTCTTGTCCCATTCGTCATTAAACTTTTTCATTTCAGAAGGATTCATGCTTTTAGAAGCTTTATTATAGGCTTTTATATAGTCTTTACTTTTCATCTTATTAATGCGTTTCTCGTATTTTTTTTGGGCTTTCTGCCGCTTTTTATCGGCATTTTTTCCAACAAACTTGCCCTTATGCTCCGGGTCATATCCGCCTTCGCCATAAGGCTGATAACGACGAACGCCCCATTTCATACCAATGACGCCATGGTGCTGAAGGGTATCGCTATCGTGCAAGAGTTTAAGTGTTGTTTGATTCATGGTTAATCCTCCTTTTAATATAAGCTTGCATAACTTTATAGGAACCGGTGAGAAATTAATTACCAGAGTTTAAGTGTTGTTTGGTTCATGGTTAAACCTCCTTTCATCAGTAATTAACGCCCATCATCTGGTTTGCCATCTGACGGCATCGCTCGAAATCATCTTGGGACATTTGGCCGTTAGCGAGCATCTGCTGGACCTGCTGTTGACCGCTCATCATCTGAGGTCCACCTTGAAATTGCTGTTGAAACTGGCCAAACTGCTGTTGGAACTGTTGGAACTGTTGTGCGTTAGCCATTATCTGTTGGAACGCCATTGGATTGATCATTTCGATTGCCCCGCTTTCCGCCATTGTAGGTATTCTTAGGAGGTCTCTGTGGCTGTTGTGTATTTTGATTTTGACCGTTCTGGAGCATGCCCATCATCTGAGCCATCATAGACTTCATCTCGTCAAACTCAGCGCGTGTGACAGTCTCGGATACTGAATCCTGCTTCACCACTTCAATGATGTCAAACTCTCTCATCTCCGATGGGTTCTGTGGATTATTCTTTAGGTAGAGTTTCATAGCATCCATGTTGATAATGTAGAGATCAGTGTTAACTGCAACTGGAAATTGCTGTGCGTTCTCTCTTGAGGATGTCGGAGCAATGCTCATAACTCTAGAAGGATTTACCATCTGCGGTTGCTGAGGCTGCATCCAGTTATTCATCTGAGGCTGTGGCTGATTGTTAACATAATACCCATTGTTACCCTGCCACGGATTGTTTCCATAATTAGGCATAGCCATGATCTACGCTCCTTTCGTAGTAATAGATAGGGACCTCGTCTCCGGAGTCTCCTGTATCGTAGTAATTACCGTCAACTACTGCTATGACATGTTCGTAAGTCTTTAGTAAGTATCTTCCATAAGGATGGTCGTTTGCGAAGTCTCTTACGGTGTAGCAACTAGGGCATGTGTTCGGAAGAGGCATCACTCTGAAACCGTTGTTTCTTAGATACTGACCCCAGACTTTGTCGTCAACTAAGATCGACTTATCAGAGAATCCTTGGACCGAGAGTTTCATGTATGTCGTATCCCAATCCATGTCCATGAGTTTAGATATAGCTCTGATTACACAGTCTATCGTGTACTTTCCAGCTGGATTTGGATTATAGAAGACGTAGGGCATTACAATTACTCCTCAATCATCCAAAGCATTATCGGCATCAACGCAGAGAAGCCATTCGAGTTCTCTTAGAGATTCTTTGAACGCTTCGCTTGCGGCTCCTGTTGTTGGCGGGTCGAAAATCATTCGTACTCTCAGGTAGACATATGTCTTAGCCTGCTGGTATTTCGACTCTTCTACAAGGAAATCGCCCCATGTAGAGGTCTTATCGGTAATAGAGAAATTCTCAACTCCGACTCCTACCTGGTAGAGTCTTGTGAGAAAGGTATTGATGTGGATAATAAGGTCCATGTCGAATGCTTCATACTCTTCGGGAATCCCGAGCAGCTTTTTAATCGACGTAAGAATGCTTTCGTTCATTTGGGATTCACCTCCTGGGTATTTAGATTTGTTCCAGTCCTTCTTTTCTCATGTAGCCCATCCCGTAAACATGATGCTCCACTTTGTAATATTCCTTATCAGCGAAAATCGTTCCATAGACAGTAGCACTACCGAGGATTGTTACTTTTTCGTCTTTTTCGAGATATCGTGTGGGTTCTGCTTCGAGGTCTATTAGTGACTCCCAGAAAGCAAGTTTCTTAGCTGTGACTTTTGCTTGTGTCTTTTCGGCAGGCATCTATTGTCACTCCTTTTGAAGTAAAGAATCGACGAATGCTTTACCGATGGAAGCTACTTCGTCTTCGTGGGATAGTGTCTTACGTTTCTTTTTAGGCTCTTCGTAACCAGAAAGTCTGATAGCTAGTTCCTGTGCTTTTGCTTTCTTCTTGGCGTCTTTACCGTAGTATTTCTTACCTGTGTTTCCATATTGGTAACCGCCTGGAATCTTATGAACTGGCATTAGAGATCATCCTTTCTGGATTTTGACCCAATCATTGTAATCTTTGATGATAGATTCGTTTGTGATGTCTTTCACTTTCATGTCTCCGAGCATTTCCATCTCATCCAGAATGATTAATGGAATCTTTCCTCCCATTACTGAATTCCTGGCGTCGTTATCATCAACTAAGGCATTATAGCCACGCGCTCTGAGTTCGGTTCTATATGCTTTTCCGATATCGCTCTTAAGGAAATCTGGATCGTTGAAACCCATATTAAAAAGCTGATAGCCATCGTTTTCAAGCCATGACTTTTTCATCTTTGCATGAAATCTTTTACGAAAGGTGTCAGGATTTTGTTCCTCTTTTGTAAACTGGTCTGAAAAGTCTGGATCCCTAGCAAATCTTGAGAGTGTCTCGGAAAAGTAATCGATATATGCATCAGGATTTCTCTTATACTGATCTTTGAATAACTGTATTGACTCGCGTTTACTCGGGGCTTTTAGATCTTTCTTAAGCGTAAACTCAACAGCTTTGACTGGAGTTCTATTCGTATGTTTGTAAATAGATGCCGCAAGTACTGACGAATAAAGCTTGTTATCGCCTTCATCTGCTGTTACAAATAAGACTCTATCCTTTTCCGGTGTTACGTTTGTATCCTTGGTTGTAATATGTTGTACCTTATCGCCTTTCTTGAATTCTACTTGTTCATCCGGACTGTTTCTTTTCTTAGTTTTTACGACAGGCTCCACTTCTTGTCCTGTTGCATAACGTATGAACTTTCTTCTACGCTCGTCGTGATTCTTATCGTTTTTATTAATATTCATGGAGAGGGCTTTCTTGCCAATTTGTCCTTTTACTCCATAATGTTTCTTACCAGCTGTGGTGAGGCTTCCATCAGGATTCTGATACCGACGAACGCCCCATTTCATGCCAAGGACTCCATGGTGATAAAGTTCGTCTTTTAGTAATTCTTTAATGGCGGTGTTCATCTTTTCATCATCTCCATGGAATAGTATCATTTGGTGTTCTTAGGATTGGGTCTGCTGGTAATAAGGAGGCGTCTCCGAAGTGAATTGCGTTGTGAGTTGCCTCTGATACACAGATTACATTATCTGGGTCGAACAGAAGGTCACTTGAGTTTTCGAAGTCTTCTATTGTGAGAGGGTTGATGTGATGGAGTATTACTCTTCCTCCTATTGGATAGTCTAGAAGACCCATATCGCATCCTTCATCTCTTGCAATCATCTTGTAACGGAACTGACGCCACTCTTTTGAGGTGTAGAATTCCTGGTTCAAATATCTATCGAAACCGAATGTGACTTCTCCTACTTGTCCTGTGAGCTTTAGGTATTCGTAGCGTTCTTCGAGGGTTTGTAGGAGAATGAGGTTTCTGTAAGATTTTAGGAGCATTTAGATTCACCGCCACAGCAACAATCATTCTGGTTCGGAACGATCTTACGCATGATTTGCAGAGCAACCGAAAGGATTTTACCTTTTGTCTCATTGTTGTCGATCGCTTTAGACGCAGTATTAAGTTCGTTTATCTGCCAGATAGGGTCTCCGTATTCTGCTTTACTGAGAGCCTCTTTGTTGTCGTTTAGAAAACTCTCGATGCCTTCCTGAAAGGTTTTGTTTATCATTTCAGTAGATGGGACCTCGAACGGAGAATTATTGTTTCTGGCCACCATGAATAAGATTAACATGAGCCAAAACATCGAACTATCGTTGTTATTCGAATTAAACATTAGGTTTGCCCTTTCCTATACACATATAGATTATCCTTAGGTTGTTCCGCCCAGTCGTAATCTGTCCATTTTGCAGGTTTGAAACCAAATTTCTTTGCCAGATTGTTAGATGCTGTGTTATCTTTCGCAGCAATCCATTCGAGTCTTTCAAGTTTCTTGTATCCGTACTTGTTATACCAATCTAGACCCTGCTTTACAGATTTTGACGCATAGCCTTTTCCGCGGTATTGTTCTCCCGATTTTGTAGCAATCGCGATCTGTCCAACCGTTCCTCCATCATCCCAAATTTCTAGGAAGCTCACTGGGGTCTTCATGCTATCTTTCATTTCGTACTGAACAAATCTTTTAGCAATGTTGGAAGAGAAGTCAGCATCGTGTTCTGGTTCGATCCATTTATCGTATTTAGGCGCTCCTAGAAATTTTCTTTCTTTCGGAGTAAGCGAATCTACAATCTCGTTTGCATCTTTCGTTGTTTTCATTGCATTCCCGGTTTTACGAATCAAGGCTTTGCGTTTCTTTCCTGCTGATGTTAGGCTTCCATCAGGATTCTGATAACGACGAACACCCCATTTCATACCTTTGACTCCATAATGCTGGAGGAAGCTATCTTTTGTAATATTATTCATCGTCATAGTCCTCCTCGTCGCCTTCGCCCTCGTAGATTCGGAATGCCTTGATCGCTTCTGCGTAGAGCTGCTCCGTTCTTTCTGCGGATTTGATCATTTCGGTCTTTGCATTCAGGAGTTTATTCTTTTCTTCGAGCATTTCTCTTTCAAGACGATCTCTTTGGCTACCGAGTCTTAGATAATATGTGATCTCTTGTGCTGATGCGGTACCATCACGGAGTCTTTGCTCAGCTAGGTCCATTGCAAGAGAGATAAGCTGAGTTTCACGTGCCTCTTGGGTCATAGGAGGCGACTGCGGACGCTGTTTAAGCGGTGTTGGTTCTTGTTTCTTAGGTCTTGGCACGTTCTATAGCCTCCTTTCCAAAAGTTTCGATGAGTTGTCTATTGGTTTGTTTGAGATTAGAATATGTTTTGTAATGTTCAAGAACTTTTTACAGGGCTTTGCGGAAGTATGTGGCCTGTTTTATGGACTTTTGGGACTCACACTGAAGCTGGTCAATGGGTAAACCAACGAGTGACGGACATGAAAGGAGCGTTCATTCTCGGAGGTGTGAGAATGCGGAATCCACGGCAGGTACTGTTATAGGAGGTACTAGGCCACCAAAGCCCTGTAAAAAGTTCTTGACTAAAAGCCCGTAGTGTAAACTACAGGTCAAAAATCCCACTGGGGAAAAATATAAGAGGGGCGCGATTTAGAGGGGGGTACCCTCCTCAAGACCCCTCCCCCGGGTCAACACAAACCGGTACAGGGGTATGTTTTTTAGCAGTATTTCTTCTATTTCTTCGTTTATTAGCATTCATTCTGTTTTTCATTCGTTTATCACCTTTCTATAATTCCCATAAAAGTTGTATTTGACAACCTTATCGACAGCTTCTTCGATTCTTTGGTTATACAGATCGTCACTGAATTCTGGAGACACGTTTAAGTATCTGCATATTAGAGACGTTGTGTGATAGCCATGATCATCATCGAATCTTTGCCAATTTTCAAAGTCAGAAAACGGATCGAATGGGTTATCTAATGTCGTAACCCAAGTTTCTTTCTGTTTCATATGATTTAAGAACACTCCTTTCAAACTTTTTGTTTGTTCGTACGTTTATTCTCTAAACAGGCGGATAAAACTAGATTAGAAAGAACGTTACTGATCTTAATCAAAGTTTTGCGTTTTGTACCGTAATATTGTCTTTGTGCTAGGATCTTACTGAAAAAGCACAGATCGTCAGTGCATTCAAAAACCATGAGGACATCATTCTCAACCTATCAATAGACGTAATAGGAAACGAATACTTTGCTAAATGGTATGATTGTTTAAACCATTATTTGTTTTAGACTAGCCTGCATAGGAACCTCAAAAATATACCTTGGTGCGACGTTATCAATATTAACAGGTTACAGTTCATGTTACAGCATACAGTACTTAAGTTGGATTCGCATAAGGGGTATACTAAAGCCTCTGATACCATACCCCACCCTATATTGTCAATCATCAGAAGGCTCTTTTAGGACTCTCGTATAAGAGGGCTTTTAAG